GAACAACTCACCGGTTCAGAATCAGATGCCCCGATGTTCACCGATGACACCATTGACAGATTGATGAGCCTGAAGAACATGCTGGAGAAAAAGTGGCGTGAAGAGGTGTTTGCGGGTGGAACAGAGGGGGAAGGTGAAGAGTGAGTTTGGCGACAGCAGCCACGTTGAGAGCATATGATGGGTTGGTGGCGGTTGAGACAATTATCGCCAAGACCATCAATGTGTCAGAAGTGTCTCAAATTGCCAGGGCTGAGAAGCGGGCAAGAGATTTGATGAATGACGCATGGGATGATGCTCTCAGGGATGCCGTCAACAAGATGATTCCAATGTTGCTGGGCACTTCCACCTTGGAAAAGGTGATGAATGTTGCTGATGCAATCCTGAATCATTGGGCTGATGATGTTGTTGAAAGATACCTCGATGAGATTGAACGTGCTTACTATTTGGCACGCCTAGCAGCGTGGAAGAAAGCAACAGGTCAAATCAAATCCAGCCTTCAATATGACATGCCAGAATTGAAGACCGTCAAGAAGGCTGTCAAGAAGCCACCATTGAAATACGCTACCATGAAACCGAGCTTTGATTTGGCTGATGAGGCGGCAGTGAGTGCCATGAAAGCCAAAGAGGTGTTCTGGATTGGTGACTACTACAAGAAAGGTGTGAAACCGTCAATCAAGAAGGCGGCAAAAGGTGTCATCGAGACAGGCAGAGGCAGAAGTTGGGGCGCAGAGCAGCTGCGCCATCATCTGCGTGAAACAGGCACCAAGGTTGTTGTTCCAAAGGGATTCACAGGCCCATCCAGACAATATTTCAAAGGCGTGGTTGCCAATGCTGTGACTGTTGCTCGTGTTCAGGGCCAGATGCGGAGCTTCATTGACCTGGGTGTCACCAGGTATGAGATTGTCAATCCGCTGGATGAGCGCACCTGCGAGGTGTGTTCTCACATGAATGGAAAAATCTTCACAATTGAGCACGGCATCAAAGTCATGGAGTCAGAGATTGCAGCCAGCAATCCAGCAGATGTCAAAAAGGCACACCCGTGGATGCATGGCAAGGAGTTGAAGCAAATCTCACCCAAGGCAGGCGCTGTTGGGATGAAGGATGCTCAGAAACTGGCTGATGCTGGATTTAGTCTGCCTCCATTCCATTTTTTGTGTCGTTGCACAGCAGATGTATCAGATGAAGCTGGTTCATTCACACCATTGAAAGACATGCCAGTTGGCAAGCCTGTGATGAATATCGGCGGTGTTGCGCTGACACTCGGAAGTGCATTGCTATCCAAAAAACCAACAGCGTCAAATGCACCGCCAGTCATAGAGGTGCCACCCAGAGAATTGCCAGAAAAGGTCCAAACACCTAAGATACCCAAGAAGCCAAAGAAACCGGGTGGCAAGACCGGAGGCAAAAAATGACACAAAAACGACGCAAACGGATGCCAAGGACAGCAATTGTGCCATCTGAGAAAGGCCAGCATGTTGTCAAGACCATCACGTCAGGCGATTTGGATGCTGGGAAAAAGCAACCTGCCAAACTCCCTGGTGGAAGCAGCGTGAAGCCCAAGGAAGAAAAGCCCAAGATGCCACCTGTCAAAGATGAGAGCAAGGAAGAAAAACCCAAGATGCCCAAAACCAAAGCCATCGACTTGATGGAAGTTGATGAGGATACCCTGAAATCCATCCACCTTCAGTTGCACAAGGAATACAGCCAGAAGGCTGAGCACCCAAATGAGGGCAATACAACCGAAGATATCATGAATCAGCATGCAATCATCGTGGACATATTGAAGGCCAAGGGGATATCTCATCCGGTGCCACCGAATGGCCTTGATGAAATCTCCGCAGACTTTGAATCCGACAATTTCCACGTGTCCAAGAATGAGCCTGATACAAGCCATGTGGACACACCAGCGGATGCCGGAGGCGGCACGGATTCAAACGAGACAGGCAAAGTAGAGCACATCACAAAGGTGTCTTTTGACCCGTTTGCATTCCCAAGTGAAGACATCAGAAAGCGGTTCACAATCCACAACCATTGGTGCGGCAAGTCAGCGCAGCGTGATCTGTTGATTGAGACTGAAGGCGAATTGGCATTGCGTTGCAGGACAGATCCTGTAACTGTTGATGATGCCGTGAAGAATCTCGACAGCGCTAAAAAGCACGCCACAGATTTGAGCGATGCGCTGAACAATGACAATGAAAGTGCTGTGCTCATCCCAGTTGCTGTGGAGTTGGATTTGGTGCCTAAGCAGTGGTTGGACATCGAGGGTAAAACCAAGGAACCGAAAGCAGGCACACCACCTCCGGTGGGAGGTGATGAGAACAATCCTGGCGTGTATCACATCCTTGATCATGGACTTGTTGAATATGGTATGCAATTGCCAGGCATGTCAGAATTGTTCATCCATGGCAAAACAGAGACCAAAAGGATTTTGCTGAGTCAGGGTGATGATGGCAAATGGAGTATCATCGAAGCACAGAATCAAGTGCCGTATGTGTTGAGCAAGGACGCAATTGAGAAAAACCAGCACCCACCAAAAGGCGTGTCGGCACTTCCCTGGGCAATCAAGGGACAAATTCCGGCAAAGTACAAATTCTGGACAGCTAAGAATGATGATGATGTTGTTATCATGCAAAATAACCTGTATCGGGCAATTTGTACCAAACACCTGAAGGTGGATTTCAACAAAACGTGTGAGCGAGATGAGCTTTCAATTGTTGAAAAGCACAAAGAACCACGTTTTGTTGTGCAGAAACAATCATATGATGATGCGGACATCTATTGGATCAGGATGGACATGGGAGGAAGTGAACTGAATTCCATCAAATTTGATGGAAATCCGCTGACAAATTCGCACAAAAATGCCTCAATCCACAAGGAATCTCAGAAGGATTCCATGGGAATTACAGGAGAAATCAGACCCAGCCATTTCATGAATTGGGCGAAAAGAGCCAAGAGCAACGTGGAATTGATCGATGAAGGCACCGTGAAAGTGGTCAGCCAAACTGGCAATGCCACGCTGGTTGAATTCTCCGGCAGCAAAGTGGAAGGGTTGTATCAGATAGAAAACCAAGATGGCGTGTGTAATTTCAAGCCTGCCAGCGAAGAGCAGGAGTTGAAGAAATACATGGCAGAGGTGAAATTTGAAGTAGAAATTGCCAAAGTTGCGGATGAGAAACAACTTGTTTATGGTGTGGTTCTGGAACCGAATGAGGTTGATGCCCATAACGATACAATCAAACCAGACGCAATCGAAAAGGCAGCACACAAATTCCTGGCCAAATACAACAAGTCAACAAAGATGGGTATCCAGCATAAACTGTTTGGGAATATTGGCGTTGAGCTGTATCAGAGCTACATCGCACCAACGTCATTCAAGTTGGGCGGGAAAAAGGTCAAGAAGGGATCATGGATAATGGTCACGCACATCACTGACAGCAAGCTATGGAAGAATATCAAGGAAGGCAAGATCACCGGATATTCCATTGGTGGCATTGCGACAGTTGTGTGAAACTTTTACCATTCAATTGGTCTCAGCTAAAATCCAACGGTGTAACCATGACAAAAGCCAAAGCAAAAGACACAGACAAGGCAAGACAAATCGTGGCAGTTGACGTTGAAGAGGTATCACTTGTGGACAAGCCTGCGATCAGGCGTGAATTCTTGATAATCAAGAGACTGGAGGACACAATGAGCGGCGCATTCGATGAGGAAACCCGCACGGACCAGGTCAACAAGCAGGATGGCGACGACAAGAACCAAGCGGCTGCGGAAGAAAACAAGGGCGATTCCACCGAAGCCACCACCGAGGAAAGCGGGGCATCCGAGGATGCGGCCACCGAGGAAGGCGGGCAGGAAGCCAGCACTGAGGAAGGTGCCACCGAGGAATCCGGCAGTGGCGATGACGACAAGACGCCGGTGGAGAAGGACAACAAGCCGGTGCCAGCCGTCCAGATGTTCGAGGATGGAACCATCATCGTCAAGGGCCAGCCCGTCAACAAAGGCCAGGTGTTCACCGAGGAAAAGGCCAACAAGGTGAAGAGTGCCTTGGAGGCTGTCCTCAAGGAACTGACACCCGAGTCCACCACCCAGAAGGGTGTCAAGAAGGATGCGGGCAATCAAGAGCAGCCCAATACGGTCAGCACCAAGCTGGATGAGGTGCTCAAGGCCATCGGTGATGTCAAGAAAGGCCAGCAGAAGCTGGAAAAGCGGGTGGAAGACATCGAGAAAACCCGTGAGCCTTCCCAGTCCGTGGAGGATGAAGGCGTCACCGACACCCAAGAGGTGAAAAAGAGCTTCTGGAACGGTGTGGTGTAACCGCGCACCACTAACTGAAGTTGGATACGAACCATACAAGCCTTGTTAGGCAAGGAGGATCACGATGAGCGGCATTTCCAACGAGGAACTGGTGCGCAAGGCGGTTATCACGGCAGACGCGCTTGCCACCGCTGGCAAACTGAACCCGGCACAGTCGGACAAGTTCATTGACTATGTGGTCGATGAAACCATCCTGAAGAACAACGCCAGGATCGTCAGATTCCGCAACGAGAGTCTGGAGATCGACAAGATTGGCGTTGGCACCAGGGCGGCAGTGCCCAAGGCCGAGGCAACTGATCCCGGCATCCGTCGTGGCATCACGACCGGAAAGGTCACCCTGACTCCCCGTGAGATCATGGTGCCCGTGGAGATCGGTGACACCTTCCGTGAAATCAACATCGAAGGTGAGGATGTTGAGGACGCCATCATGCGTCTGTTCGCCACCAGGCTGGCCAACGATGCGGAGGAACTGTACATCAATGGCGACCTGCTGGGACCGGCCATCACCGAGAATGCCTACAAGGGCGCAGGCTCCACCACCCAGCACATCAAAGACGCCTATCTGGCGTTGCATGATGGCTGGCTGCGGCTGGCGGATGGTGGCCACGTTGTCGATGCCGAGCTTCAGAACATCGGGCTGGGTGTGTTCGGCAAGGCGGTGAGGGCGATGCCCACCAAATTCCGGCGCAACAAAGGCAACCTGCGGTGGTTCTTGTCCCCTGACCTGTATCAGCTGTATGCCGAGAAGTTGGCCACCCGTGCCACCATGCTCGGTGACGATGCGGCAGGTGGTGGGTTGCACAAGCCTTTCGGCATCACCCCGGTCGAAGTGCCGCTGATGGATCTGACCCCACAGGTGGTGGAACACACCAGCCTGGCTGCCAGTGCGACCTTCACCCTGCGGTACAAGAACGTCACCAATGTGGTCGTGCATCCGCAGGCATTGGCGGACACCCCCACGACACCTTTTGTGGCTGGCACCGACTACACCCTGGACGCTGCGGCAGGCACCATCACCAACCTGGATGTCGGCATCGGTGACGGTGACCCCATCAAGATCACCTATGACGCCAGCCCGCAGCTAATGCTGACCCACATGAGCAACCTCATCGTGGGCATCGGGCGTGACGTGCGCATCGAAAAAGACCGTGACATCTTCAAGGGTGTCAACCAGTACGCCATCACGGCCAAGGTGGCGGTCCAGTATGAGGAAGTGGACGCGCTGGTCAAGGTCAAGAACATCGGCAACGGCGTGTAATAGCGCCAACCGGTGAATAACCTCCATGGGATTGGTAGACATTGTGCTACCAATCCCATGTGAATGTTTTGGTCAACAACCGCACACGCGGTATAATAAAGCCATTGTTTGGAGGGCTCAAGATGGCAAAGGCAAGAGTCGAATTGCGGGAAGGCATCTCATACACGTTGAGGGGCCGTGTTTACCGAAAAGGGCAACCACAGCTGCTCACGGACGCCGATGAGATCCATCAGGCCAAGCTGACTGGCTCATTGATGGTGACGATGCTGGATGAAGCGCCACCCAAGAAGCCATCAGCACCCAAGGCGGCACCGCCAAAGGCAGCACCCAAGGAACCTGTCAAGGAACCTGAACAGGAACCAAAGCAGGAATCTGCCAAGGAACCTGAACAGGAACCTGTCAAGGAACCTGAACAGGAATCTGAGCCTGCTCCCAAGGCACCGCCCAAGGGCAAGAAAAAGCCCTTGAAACGCAAGAAGTCATAACGGAGGTGGCGACATGGTGAAAGTGCTTACATATCCAACGTTGTCACCTTGCCAGATTGACGACTTCAAGCCTGGTGCACAGCGATCCGTGAAGGGCGCACTCCATCTCAAGCCATCTGCTGTCAAGGTGTTCACTGATGACGAATGGAATCACATCCAGAAGCATTACAAGCACCTGGCATCCAAGATGAAGGTGGTGAGTGAAGCAAAGTCACAGCCGGCACCTGCGTCAAAAAAGGCAGCTGCCCCGACCACCGAGGAAAAGCCAACAGTGGATGAGACCAAGAAGGATGAGGCAAAAGAAGATGTTGAGGGCAAAAAGCCCAACGGTGGAGGCGGTGGCTTCAAGCGGAAAAAGGTGAAGCCTGGGAACAAGTAGCAAAAAGATAATTGGCCAGCCTTGCTTGGCTTTGTGCTCAATGAGGGGCCAACGTGTTGAAGGTGCACACATCAGATGGATTCACTGCCCGCATTGACTTGGAAGATGAGGAACAAGCCAAAGCATGGTTGGAAAAACTCAAAGACCCAGCATTTCAGCAATCAATATCGGGCATCACGATAGCAGACAAAGGTGTCCAATATTCCTTGCCAAGACCCCATGGCTTTGGTCAAATATTTTTTCACGCCGAGTATGTAGAACCAGACGAAGACAAGAAGGTCAAGGGAGGGGAAAGGTTGTCTTGCGTCTCAGACAACGTGCGCGTGGTCATGATGGTGCATCGTGCCCAACGGGCCGTGCGTGTTTCAGTCATCAAAACCGGCAAACAGAGATTCAATCCACTTTCAAGATAGCAAGGAGGTAAGCCATGGCGGTTCAGTTGACCAGATTGGAGGCGCTGCGCAAATCCAACAACCCGGATGACACCTTGGACGCAGCTGCGGTGGCAGGCATCGAGTCGAGTGCAGTTGATCATCAGGACTTTCTGACAGGTGTTCTCAGTCAGATCAAGAGAATCATCCACGGCGATGATTCCGGCAACTGGCATGATGACGTCGATGATGGAGCGTTTGGTGGGGATGCCTCCCTGAAGGCGTTGTTCAATCGAGCAACGTTGGAAGGCAAAAACATCTTGACCAATCGTCTCAACCTCAATGATGTGACCGTGTCCAATGGGCAAAATTGGCAAGAATTGACAGGCTCCAACAAGCCTGACAAGAACATTGCCATCAGCGTCAGCAATCAAGGCGCGGTCACAGCCCAGTTGGCAGGTGCCATTGGAAGTCACGACCTGGCAGAGATTGCCGGCAGCAACACGTTGCGACCCAAGAACCTGGTTGCCGTGTTTGATGGCGCATCTGGCGATCCCATTCTGTCAAGTGGACGCCGGGTGTGGGGCCTGTTGCAAGTTGGCAGCGCTGCTACCGATGGAAATCCATTCGGGGACAGCGGTAATGACCAAGGCCAGATTTCATTCGTGCGTGCCACTGCGACTTACGATGACTTGGAAGCGTGCCCAGTGGCCGACATCGAAGATGCAGCCATCGTGTATGCATTCAGCAATCGTGATGACTTGGCCGACACACCCGAGGAAGCATTCAGAGGCGACCTGGAAAGTGCTGACCCGCAGGCAGGCGTTGCCGTCAGCCTGGACAGCGCATATGATGGCGGCCACTACATGGAGGTTGACGGCAATGACGTTGACATCCGGTTGGCCGACACCAAAAGCTGGGTGGTGAGGAACGGAGCAGGTGGCACCATCATCTTCCAACTGACCCGGAATGACACCACAGGCGATGAGCTGGAATTGAATCTGGATTCTCTGGATGTCAATGTGCCATCTGGCGGAGTGAGCTTCAGCCAGGGCATCATCGTGGATGACGATGACCAAGACCTGAATCTGGGCGTCAATGCGGCAGGCACCATCGACAGCACCGGAATCACGGTGGAAGCCACCGCAGGCGATGCATTGGTCAAAGCATCCGCAGATGTTGAATTCCAGACCGTCCGTGAAACCAGTCCATTCCCGTTGGATGACGCCACCGCTGGTGCCATCAGCGCTTTGTTTGGTCAGACATTCGCATCTGTCTCAGCGGCCATCAAGTATGCCGGTGAGCACGGTGGTGTGGACCTGACCCTCAAGAAGTTTGTGGCAGGCTCCAACTATGGACAGGATGTCAACATCCCAGCAGCCATCCAGGACATTACCACCTATCCCATTGACATGGAGAACATCTCCACAGTCAAGCAGTTGGTGTACCTCAACGGTCGGTTGCTGGTCGGTGGCAACGTCACCACCCAGAATGACGTGTATGTCGGTGACACGCCGGCAAACGGGGACATCAAGGTTGATTTCCCCAAGGGCATCAAGACTGGTGATGTGATCATCAGCGTGGTGCTTGCTGAATAACCAACCCTCCAAAGCCAAGCGTGATTGGCCTGTGCGGAGGCTCAAGCGTGGAGGCTGTAATGTTCGAGAATAACACACTCAATGAAGTGGACGATCCAAAGACTCGCACCAAGTTAGAGAGCATCCAAGGATACGTCACAGACATCGACAAGGAAATCATCAACGTCAGAAAGATCATGGAAGCCAAGGCAATTGCGGCTGAAGTGACCAAGACCCTTATCAAGCGGTTGGTGACTGAAAATGAGTTTGTTCAAAACCAACTTGACAAGGGCAACATGGACCCAGAGGAAGCAAAGATCAGAATCAGCCAAAACAACAGGATGGTGGGTGTTGTGCGTGAATTTTCCGCAGATGCCCAGGCCACGGCATTGACATTGAAAGGGAAGTTGGTTGGGTTGGAGGATGCTGCCAAGCTGGGAGAAAAACGCTTCAATGCCGAAAAGGGCAAATGGGAGCGTCACAAGCGAATGGCGGCTGAAGATGAAGCAGAGCAGGCTGAGAAACAAACCGAGCAGACACCCAAACCAGCACCCAAGAAAAGGCCTGCAAAGAAAATGGCCAAGAAAAAGCCGTTGAAGAAAAAGAAAGCGGAGGCTGATGCCAACAACGCCGGATAGATTCCCTGGAAGCAGGGAGGAAGATGAAATTGTCTTTGAAGAGCAATCGACTGACCCCACAGAAATTGGAGCAATCAGAAATGTCAGCGGCGCACTCAAGGGCAGGGATTCAACCGGTGTGTTTGACTTGCGCAGCGGTGGAGGCATCAGCGAAGCAGAACACCGTGTGCTTGATCAGCTTGTTCATGAGTTGGATGAAGACTATTATGAGAATTACACATACAGCGGCAGCAAGATCACCAATGTGACTGTGTGGACCGATGTATCAATGACCACCAAGATCAGGGAGTATCAATACACATATACAGGTTCGCACATCACACAAGAAGTCATCATCCAGTATGATGGTTCAGGAGTTGAAGTGGAACGGTTGACATTGTCATACTCATACACAGGCTCCAGAATCTCAAATGTCACATGCGTGAGGACTTGATATGCCTGTTGTCCAAATTGTCATAGATGATTCAACCGACAAAATCATCACCGGTCAACACACATTTGATCGTGACAACGGGGGGATTTTCATTGGCGGTGCAGGATCGTCATTCCCAGCATCCCCACAAGAGGGTGAGTGGTTTTGGAGGATTGATGAAGCCAAACTTTATCGTTACAACGGAAGTACATGGGATGCTGTGGTATCTAGCGTGGGGTTGCATGCATCTACTCATGAAGATGGGGGAAGCGATGAAATCAGCGTTGCTGGCCTTTCTGGAGTCTTGGCAGACAAGCAGGATGCAGACAAGATTCAAGGCCGGGATGTAAACTCAGGCACCCCAACAGACAAGCAAATACTCAAGTGGAATAACGCTGCATCTGAGTGGGAATTGGCGGATTTGTTGTGGACGCTGATGTCTGGCCATCTCAAACCAGCCACTGATGGTGATGCCATTCGGTTGTATCATAGCGATGGTGTGCAATTTGCCGAATTGGGCAGAACTGGAGGGAATTTTTACATCACAGTTGGTGGAGATGATGCACAGGCTGCTTACTTGAATTGTATGAAGCGGCAGGTGCAACTTGGTGGTAGCACGACAGCCGAGAAATGGGCTGTGTCAAATAGTGGCGATGGGGCAATTGCTGAATTCTATGGCGACAAAACCTCCAAATTCTTTGGAGATGTGACGCATGAGGGCGATGTCATCCCAGATTCAAACAACGTCAGAGATTTGGGTGGAAATGGTGCAAGATGGAGATATGTATATGCCCAAACCGGATTCATCGCAACCAATGGAGGGCTGGGTTCAATCAAATACAATTCCACAGGAATTGTCGGACAGAATACAGGCGTTTTGATCAATGGAGGGATGAGCCTTTCATTCAAAATCAGCCAGATATTTGGTGCGCAAGCGATTGCTAAATTCATAGGCTCTAATGCATCCCAACGCCATACCATCAGGGCATACTATGGTACAGGCAGCGGTTCAACCTATGTCCAAATGGATCACGATGGAAGTGATGGCGTTGTGGCGTCTGGTGTTGGTTCATTATTGCTGGATTCAGATGATAGAATTGTGGCAAAAAAGCCTTTTGAGTTGCCATCATACACTGTATCAACCTTGCCATCAGCCAGCCAACCAGGACAGATGATTTATGTGACTGATGAGACTGGTGGTGCTGTGCCTGCTTTTTCTGATGGAACAAACTGGCGACGGGTGACTGACCGCGCCATTGTAAGCTGAGGTGTATCATGCCATTCCAACCAACTACTCCAGAAATAAAGGCGATCCCAATTCCTGAAGAAGTTCAGGAAAATGCATATCACATCCGCGAATTGCACATCTATGTGGATCCCAACGATTCATATGCAACCAGGGTTGCGGTGTATTGGACCAAAGGCCACAAAGACACGGAAGGTGTGTATCACGAGGAAGCAGACAGCCTGTCATACACAGAGCTTCAAGGTGTTGCGTTGTTGACCAAAATGGCAGAGGCTGTGAATGGCATCAGCCGGTATGATGCTGCGAAGGAAGGTGTCTGGGAGTTGTTGCAATCTGTAGAGTCACTTCCAGATGGGAGTATTGTGTGAAAGACGTCAAGTGCGTATTTGAGCGGGATGACACTTTCTTGGGTAGGGCCATACGATGGTTCACAAGTGGCCGTGTCAACCACGTAGCAGTCACCTATCGCAGCGAGGATTGGCAATCTGAATGGGTGGTTGAAGCGCTGCCAAAGGGTGTGACGTGTAGGCCTGTGAGAAACAGGAAATGGGCATATGTTGTGACACCCAAAAAGGATGTATCAAAAAGTCTCAGAGCGGCAAGTGATTATCTTGACAGAAAGTATGATTTCAAAGGGTTTTTCTTGTTTGCAATAATCATACTAGCTTGGCGATGGTTACGCATCAAAATCAGAAAACCAAGTCTGAGCGGGAAAGCTCAAATTTGCTCAGAGTTTGCAACACACGTTATACTGCTTCCAGTGCTTGGTCCAGTTGTTGATGATCCTCAATGGGTACACCCGGAGGAATTGTTGGCAATTTGCGAGCAGCACCCAGATTTTTACACAGTGGAGAAATTCATTGGCTGACAGCTACCACGAAAGCAAGATTGTGACGCTCAGTGGAGTGGCAAACGGGGTGAACAAGACATTTCACACACCCACTGCTTACGTGACTGGAACATTGAGAGTTGTGCATGATGGATTGGTGTATGAACCTGATGATGACAAATGGGGTTGGACTGAAATTGACAACACCACCATCGAATTCACTGAAGCACCGTGGACCGATGACAGGATACAAGCATTTTACCAGGAATCATCTGCCATCCCTTCAATAGACAATGTCCAAGGCAGTCCGTTTCATCCAACGGACGCATTGCCATAGGAGGCAAGTCATGGAACATGTGGAAAAAGCCGAGTGGGATGCAAAATTCATCAACAATCTGCCAGATGCGGCATTCGCATACATCCTTCCGGGTGGCAAGAAGGACAAGGAAGGCAAGACCGTGCCCAGGGGCTTGCGGTTGCTACCGCATCACAACATGAACGTCAAGAGCCCAACCGAGAATACCACCGTGGACAAGCCGCACTTGCGCAACGGTTTGGCCAGGGTCAACCAAATCAAAGCACCGGATGATGTCAAGGCCAAGGCCAAGGCACATCTGATGAAACATGCCAAAGAGCTTCTGCCGTCTCAAGGCGGTGGTAAAAAACCAACCAAAAAACACGAGGAAATCATGGAATCACGCAAAAACATCGAAACGCAGGTGTCTGTAGAAAAATCACAGCTGCCACTCAAGGATGGTGAGACATTGCGGGACTTCTTGAAGTCCATGGGAATGTCTGTGATGGAACATCTCAAGAACAAGGTCAGCATCGGCAAGGATGCTGATGTGTACCCTGTGGACATTTACGGGGACAAGGTCATTGTTGACTTGTATGTCGGCAGTGAGCCCAACCTGGTTGCCGAGGGGGAATCCAGGGTGAAGTATTACCAGATGAGCTACGTGCGCAACGTCAACGGGGAGTTTGAGTTTGGCGATCCCGTGGAGATGGAAAAGCGCATTGTGTTCATCCCCAAGGGTGAGCCTGTCCAAAAGAGCTTCTGGAGCGGAGTGCTGTGATATATGATTTGTGGCGTTTACACAATCGTCAACGAGGTCGCTGGCAAACAATATGTCGGCTCATCTATTGACATTGAACGTCGATGGGCAGAACACATCAGAGAATTAGAAAACGGAGTTCACGAGAATGCCTATCTGCAACGTGCTTGGAATAAGTATGGCGCAATGGCCTTTGTTTTCAAGATTGTGGAATGTTGCGAATCAGAATCACTGTTGGCTTGCGAACAGGCTTGGTTGGATTCATTGAGGTTGGGTATAGGCTTGTACAATATTAGTCCAACAGCAGGGAATTGCTTGGGGGTGAAGCACACAGATGAGACAAGAATGAAAATGTCCCAAGCAAAGAAAGGCAAGCCCAGTTCATTCCTTGGATGTAAACACACAGATGAATCAAATGAAAAAAATCGGTTGGCACATCTTGGAAAAAAATTGTCCAAAGAGCATAAACGCAAAATAGGAAGTGCTCACAGAGGGATGAAACGATCAAAGGAGACATGTGAAAAATTGCGTCAAGCGCAGTTGGGCAAACGACACGATGAAGTTGCAAAGGCCAAGATGCGTAAAGCCAAGTTAGGTAAAAGTTGGTCTTTGGTTGATGGTGTCAGAGTTTGGAGTCAATCATGCCAGCATTAGCACGCGGCCAAGAAAATACACCTAGTATAATCAATTGGTTTATCACAGTAAACAATGTTCTTACGGATGCCTATGAAGTGGGATATCAGATCTGGGACATCACCGGTGGCCTGCCTGGCAGTGTGGTATTCCCAACCCCTGGCGATGACACTGATTGGGAGGATGTCACCAGTGCGCCTGGCAAATTCTCGGTTGGTTCATACTATGCATATGACAACACGGCTGGGAATGGTTACACGCCTGGACTTGCTGAACCGATTGGCACCCATCGCATCAAGTGGCGCTGGAAGATATCTGCCGCAGCGCCATATCAATTGGGCCAAGAGGACTTTGAGGTGTTGGTGCAGTCGGGTGGTTCATCGGCTGATCACTACATCTCTGTCCAGGACGTGCGGGATGCAGGCATTCCAGATCCGCCAGATGACGACACAGTTTTGGCCTACATCGAGACGTGGCAGCAATTCCTTGATCGGGCTTGTCGGCAGTGGTTTGTGCCCAAGCAAGTGATTCTGGAATTGAACGGGAATGACTCAGACACACTGTTCTTTGGCATTCCCATCATCCAAGTGGATTACATCAAGCTCAACGGATCAGCGGATGAGCTTCAGGCGGAATTGTACAAGGTATACAATTCCAGAAGCTATCCTGACGACAGGCGCAACCCGCGCATCAAGTTGGTTGGGCCTGATGAATACAGGGACATCTATGTTGCACCGTTGACATTTGGCCAGTTGAAATTCCGTCGTGGCCAAAAGAACCAAGAAGTCAAATGCATCCTCGGATACACTGAAGAGGATGGAAGTGTGCCCAAGTTGATCAGCCGTGCGCTGTTGAAGTTGGTCATCGAAAAGTTGTCCAATCCCGTGTATCCAGGGGCCAGCAATCCGTTGGTGCCTGTGACGCCTGGTGGCCAGGTCATCAAGGAAAAGACTGATGGCCATGAAATCCAATATTCAGATTCCACCAAATCCAGGAAAGCTGGATTGGATGGAATCACACAAGACCAGGAGATCCTGGACATCATCAAACTGTATCGTGCACCATTGGGTGTGGCTACGCCAGCGGATTGGACATACTACTGATGCCAATACCCAATCTCATACATCCTTGCGATGTGAAGATCAAACAAATCCTCAAATCCAGCACAATCATGGATGAGGATGCAAGGGAACCTGTACAGCAGGCCAAACGTGCGGCAACCAAGACTGTACAGGGCCAGCCGAAATGGGGCCAACAGTATGGACTGGAGGCAGGCAAGGCTGGAGCAGTTGAAGGCTCTGATGGGTATGTGTTGTTCAGGAAGATTGATCTGGATGCAGCTAGTGTGACATTGCAGCCGAATGACAGATTTGTACAAATCGGCCATGTTGTTACTGATGTGTACATCATCAAACTGGAATGGTGTGGACATTACCCGGATCAAAGCGGTCCAACAATGGTCAAAGCTCATTTCGCAGACAGACAACCATCGAAGCAGACAAGAGGCGCATGATGCCGAAAACCCAATTCAAAAAGACATATGGGTGGAAGGCTGCTAAAAAAGCATTTGATCCAAGAATATTTGACAAAAAAACTCGCAAATACATGAAAATCGCATCAGGCAGGATTGGTCTGATGGGCGTGAGAAACACCAGGAAGGTCATACAGAAAGGCGGGTTTGCACCAAATAAACCATTGACTGTGGCAATCAAAAGAAGCAGCAAGCCACTTGTCGATGATGGTGAGCTTTTCCAATCCATAACATATCAGGTTGTGAATGAATACACTGTGTTTGTTGGTGTGTTGAAAACCAGTGGCATATACAACATAGCAGTGATGATTCACGACGGAGGGATCATCCCAGTCACGTGGGAGATGAGAGGTTTGTTCTGGATACTTTGGTTGACAAGCCAAGGCACAGTGAACCCCAACACGTTGTCTGGAAGGGCCAAAGAACTGTGGGACAGGATGCCAGGCGGATGGAAGCCAATTGGCGTTGGAACAAGGGCAATTGTGATTGTTTCAAGGCCATTCATGCGCCAGGCATTTCAAGATCCTGAATTGCACAGAATAGCTTTGAATCATTGGCATGAAGCTATCAATCTGGCAATGCGGGAGTTGGCGGCAGGTAAGTGATGCGGTTGAGAAAACTTGTCAAACACTTTGAATTCCTCAGCAACAATCGTGACAAAATCACCCTTGATGACTACACCAGATTGAATGAGGATGAAAACCGCGCACAGCTCAAGGAAATTCTCTTTGAGATTGAGGAATACCCAACTGACGATGATCTGCATTTGAAGACATGGGTGGCACAACCACAGAGCGTCCAGCAATGGCTGGGATTTGAGGTGGAAGCAACGCACTTTGAAGTGGATGGGCAAGTTGCCACAAGTCTTGGATTCAGATTATCTGATGGGGTTGATGAATATTGGTGGGACGGTGGCAATTGGGTGGTGAATACAACCGATTGGAATACAGAGGTTGAAGTTGCTGGCAACATCTCAAATTTTCCAGCAATTGCCAAAAAATTACAAGTCATCGTCAATCTCAAGACAACAAACAAATACGTCACGCCATATCTCCGTGACATCAAGGTTTTATATTCATCAAATATCGAATTCAAAGAGGATTTGTTGTATAGAACATTGATACCACTTTTGAGGGATAATGTCAGGCCAATTGCTGATTATCCAATTGAGTTGACATCGGATACAGACACGTTGGATTTGGCAAATGATTTTCCTCTTGAAACTCCATACAATATAGTTGGGATTGACAGCGCTTATAATCACACAGACGATCCCAATCATAACACAGACATCTACCAATCATATGATCCGGGCACAAATGTTGTGACTTTGTCACAAGTTGTGTCGGCAGGAAAAGTTGTTTGGCTCCGTTTTTACTGGGAGCCTGAAGTTGCTGTGACAACGAGTCGTGATTACACAGAAATCCAAAAGGTCCCATCGCTTGTGCTAGATGACGTCAATCTTGTAAACGCAACAGAATATGGCCCAGATGACTATGTGGTGAACAAGAGCACTGGTGAGGCTGTAATTGTTCCAGCACCCATCAGAGGCGATCTGGAAATAATGGCCAACTTGATTACAGACAAAGGCGTTGACCAAACGCGCCTTGCTGATGAAATGAAGCGCTTTTTTGCTAACAATCCCCTAATAACTTCAACAGGGTTGGATGAGGAATACAGGCTTTGGCTTCTTGATGAATACGACATGAGAACCAGTGCCAATCTGGGGGATTTGCACACAGGCAGACTTCGCTTCAGCATTGTGGGCGCGTTATTCTATATGCGTGATTCAATTGACACATATGCTGTAAAGGAATTCAAGTCAACAAATGACTCTAATCTTGTGATCAGGAGGTCATAAAATGGCACAGCGACGGTTTGGACCCGTGCGTGGAGCCGGTGTCAGCATCACCGAGTTGGAAGGCGACAAACCCATTGAGCCGGGTGCGCTTGGCTGGGCCGCATATGGCGGCATTTTGGAAAAGGGCAACGTGGGTGAGCTGATTCAGTGTTCCAGCAAATCACAATTCATCAAAAAGTGCGGCAGCTATATCGAGGACAGCCTGCTGCCTGACGCTTGTATCGACTTTTTTGATGAGGCGGCAGGCAGGGGTGGGCTTTTCCTCGTGCGTGTGACAGATGGCGAGGAAGTGCAAGCAGAAAAAACGTTGTATTGTCGCAAGCTGGTGCGCACGGCCATGGGCAAACTCAAGGCCAAGAACGGCGGCAGATGGGGTGGCAAGGCCCAGAAGCTCACCGATGACGTGACCGGAGGTGGCGATATTACCAACACCACCATTGACACCGGCAAGACCATGCTGGTGGATGAATGGAAGGGTGGCTATGTCGAGTTGGCAGAGGTGTCCAACAAGCAATACCCCATCATCAGCAACGATGCAACCGGGGTGGTCACCGTCGCAGCCGATCAGACCATGAAGGATGACTGGACAGCCGGTGGTGGCGGTGATTTGCGCTATTATCTGGTGCTGGAGAATGAGGGCAAGCAGCTGTCCTATGAGATCAGGGATGGCGAGGAAAAGCCCACTGAGGAATTTGGCTTGTTCATCTACGTTGATGATGAGTTGGTTCTTCAGTATCCCAACCTTCACACCAATCCCACCCACGCCAGATACTGGGTCAACAAAATCAACAACGACGGGAACAACGATGAAGTGGAAGCTGAAGACCTGTGGGTTGGTGCCCATGCGGCTGACGTCAGGCCTGCCAACTACTGGGGTGAGATTTCATCGGTCACTGAGACCGTGCTCACCGCTGTCATCCATGAGTTCATCCATTCGGTCGGTGACGCAGACGCAACGGTGGCATTGGGTACAACGACCGATGACATGGTGGCTCAGGTCATCACCATCGTCATGTCGGATGCCAGTGCATTCAATGCCACCAGCGATGTGTTCGGAGCGCTGGGCAGCGGCACTGAAGGTGCGGCATTCACACCCAACAACAAGTGGACACCTCCATTCACTATCACCAACGGTGCCACCGTTTTGGAAGCGGGTGACACCATGGTGCTCACCTACAAGCCGTTTGTGGCGGATGAGCTGATCGATGGATACCTGTATCCCGACAAGCCCAATGCCACCAGGGAAAAATACCGCATCACTGACAACGACCATGAGACCATCACAGTGGCGGCTGGCAGCGACCTGACGGCCAGCGGTGCGCCTGCCGATGAGTTCATGGTTGTTGCACCGCTGGACATGGCAGGCGGGAAGGATGGCAACAACGTGGTGGATGCAGACTACACGCAGCAGGTGTGGGACACATCCAACAGCCCGTTCAACCGCATCTTTGGCAAGAACATGGGCCTGATCAAGTGTGCCACCCCTGGCATCACTTCCACGGCTGTCCAGAAGGCGGGTGCCGCCTATGCTGAGGCCAAAAACCATCAGTACAGGTATGAGGTGCCCAGCAACAAGGTCACCGAGCAGGAAGTTGATGAGTATATCAACGACACCCTGGGACGCAACGACTTTGCCGTTGTGTCATTCCCCAGCTATGCCTACGTGGCTGACCCGGAGGCCAGCACCGAAGGCAAGTTGAAGCTGGTGTCTTGCACCGGTATGGTGCATGGTGAAGAGGCCAAGACTGCCAATGATTACACCGGATATCACAAGGCAGAGGCGGGTGTTGAGAACATCCTGTCCAAGATTCTGGAATTGCCGACCGGTGATGCAATTCTGGATGAGGAATACCTCAATCCGCTGGGCATCAACGTCATCAAGAAGTCCAAGGGCAATTTCATCCTCTGGGGTGACAGGACGCTGTGGGTGGACCCGGCATGGAAATTCAAGCATCAGCGTGAGCAGATGAGCTATTATGAGCATGTGCTCCAGGAGAATTTTGACTGGATCGTTTTCCAGCTCAACAACAGCAACACCCAGAAAAAGGCCATCACATCCTTCAAGGTGTTCTTCCTGCCGGAATGGAGGAAAGGTGCATTGGACCTTGACAAGAAGTTTGAGGATGCGGCCATCATCAAGATCGACAGCGAGATCAACACGGCTGTCACCAAGGCAACCGGTGACATGTGGGCGCAGCTCAGACTGGCGCTTGCTGACACCGTGGAGCGCTTCAACATCATGATCGGCAAGGCGGGCATCTTTGAAAGTGTAGGATAACGCAAAACAAGAAAACGCAAGGGAAACATAAACCTTCATCAATAGTGAGGTGAGGAAATGGCAGTCACATTGAAAAGACTCGTGGGCAATGCGGGCGCTGGGCTGGATGAATCCCATGGAACAGACAACCTGTATGACGTCCTGAAGGGGTTGGTGGACTTCCAGGCTGATGTGGTGACGCAGTTCAATCAACTCAAGGCCGATCACGATTCCAGCACCACGCCGTCAACCGCAACCGACTTAGCGGTGGAAGTCACCGCTGAAGAGTAGCAAACGACGGACCCAAGGCCCATTGATTGGTGCCTTTATCCGTGGAGGTAAGACATGAAAAGCGTACTTCAGCCTGATCACATCCCGGTCAACAAATATGAACTGTTGGTGCTGGGATTGCCATCGCTGATGTTCACAGAAATCAGCGGCATCGAGGAAGAATTGCAGGTTGTTGAACTACCAGATCGGACGGTTGCCAGCGGTGGCAACACCGGGCCGGTGGAGTTCACGGCTATGTTGCCGATGCACCATCTTGCGGAGCAGGCCGCAATGGAGCTTTGGTACAGCGAGTCACAGGATGACGTCAGCCCCTTGTACAAGAAGGCTGCAACGCTGATCCACAAGTCCATCAGCGGTCAGGTGCTGCGCACCTATTCGTTGGTCAACATCTTCCCGTCCAAGCGTGGTTTGCCGGACTTGGAGATGGCCAATGAAGGTGAGATGGCGCAGGTGGAGTGGACATTCAGGGCGGATGACATCCTGCCCATCTAACCAACCCACAACCCCAGCGGTTGGGCCTAACAAGGCGATCACGCCGATTGGAGGTGAACCGTGGCAGTAAAACCCAAAATCCGTTACAGCACGGTCACGCTGGCAGAGCTTGGACCGCAGTTGCCCATTGGCATAGAATCAAATGGCCAAATAGGTAAGCAACTGTCTGAATTGCCGTGGAAGATGAAGCACGAAAAGGAATTGGGTGCGATGCGTGCCAAGAATCAGGGCATCAGCGTTGCCCAATTCACAAGCATGGTGCTGGCAACCCTGTACAAACGGATGGGACCACACGACTTTGAACCGATGGACTTCAACGCCAGGCGGATTCACATCAGCCAAGCATTCATGGCAGATGTCTACTATGCATATGTCTGGTTACGTCGGCAATCCATTGGTAATGTCTGCGACATGAAATTGCGCTGCCCCAATTGCACAAATCAGTTTGACTTTGCGGCTGATTTGAATACAGTTGAAGTGCGCGTGCCTCAGCCGGTTGAGCCTGTGAAGGATGACAAACAACCAGTTGGCCTGCCAAACATGAATTGGACATACAAACTCCAAGACCCGTTTGAGCTTCGCAACAAAACGGTGACTGAGTTGCTTCTGGGGCCAGCTAGATGGTATGCCATGGAAGCAGTGAAGGGCCAGATGAACACCGGTGAGGCCAAGTATGCCATCATCAATGGCAGCATCCACAAGGTCGGTGGGCACGATCAACAGTTGGTACTTGCCGACCATGAACTGGATGAGATGAGCAAGAGGGATCTGGAGCAGATCACGGCTGAGATTGATGCCAATGCTCTGGGCCCAGACATGTCCATCAAGGATGTGTGCCCCAGATGCAACAGGGATTTTGAGTTGCCAATAGATTGGGGTTTTGACAGTTTTTTCGGCATTTCTTCCCGGTAACACCGCTTGACACGTTGCGGGAAGAAATGTTTTTGATGACATATTTCATCCCTGGGATGAGTTACGGGGATGTTGAGCACATGCTTCATGAGGACCGTCGTTGGTATCTGAAAAGACTTATGAAGCAATTGAAGGATGAAGCAAAGGCTATGAAGGGCAAGAAAAAAGGCGTGCCCTTGAAAAAGCCTGGTGGAAGAAAAAGGGGTGGGCGCAAGAGGTAGGTGGCCATGCATAGATTAGGACTTGGAGGTGTGCTGACTTTTGATCACACCCAAGCCGTGAGAGGCATGGGGAGGGTGCAGCAGGGCTTTATGAAGATGAGCCAGTCCAGCAATTCATTCATCGCTGCGACTGGGCGTGTTGGCATGGCCGTGACTCGCATGGCCACCAGAATCAGAACAGCAATGCGGGGGATGGGCGCAGCATTTGGCCAAATTGGCGCAGGGTTGCGCACATTGAGTTTTTCGATGATGCCTGTTGCCTTGGGGATAGGTAAGGCAGTGGGCAAGGCAGCAGACTTTGAGCAACAGATGTCCAATGTTGCTTCCATCTACAGAGTCAACAAGGATGCAATTGAACCGCTGATTGACAGAGCAAAGCAATTGGGTGTTGAATCAGTGTTCACGGCAAAGCAGGCCGGTGATGCCATGGAGATGATGGCCAGAGCCGGTGCTGATCAAGAACAAGTGCTGTCAGGCATCGGTGGTGTCTTGAATATGGCAGCAGCTGAAGGCATGGAATTGGGCGATGCATCCAAGATCGTTGCCAATACCATCAAAGCGCTGGGCCATGAGTGGGGCGATGCCAGCCACATCGCAGATGTATTTGCACTGGTGTCAACCAAAACCAATACCACAATTTCTGAATTGGGCAACAGCTTCAGGATGGGCGCTGCTGCTGCCAGCCAGTTGGGTCTGAAGATTGACCAAGCAGGCGCGGCCATGTCCACTATCGCAGATGCAGGACTTCAAGGCACATTGGCCGGCACAACCTTCACCGCCATGATGACCAAACTTGCCAAGCCTTCAGGGAAGGCGACCAAGTTGATGAAGAAATGGCGGATTGAAATGCACGATGACAGCGGTGAGCTTCGCAACATCGGTGAGTTGGTTGCCGACTTCAGGAAACACATTGATGCCTTGCCAACCAGGATGCAGAGGTTGAATGCTGCGCAAGAGTTGTTTGGCAAGCGGGGTGCGCGTGCATACAATGCTTTGGCCAAGGCCGGTGTCGAAGGCTACAACAAGCTGCTGGATGCTGCTGAGAAAGCATCCGAGGGTGAAGGTGTAGCAGCTGACATGGCAAAGAGGCGGCTGGACAACTTCAGAGGCGCAATGGTTCTGTTTTCTGCATCAGTGGAGCAGGCCAGCATCGAAGTGTTTGGAGAGATGCTTGGACCAATGCAGAAAACCGTCAGAGAAATGACCGGTGGATTGAACAGCGTGTTGTTTGCCGTCCAAGACCTGAAGAAAGCCAGGAAGGAAGGCTTGACCGTTGAGGAAAAAGCCCAACAGATAATGGGCGAATATGGCGAGACAACAGTTGCAGTCGCCATGGGTTTCATGGATGCCATCGAGTCGCTGAAGGCTGGTTGGAAAAGTCTGGTTCAGACGGTCAAGGACGCAGGAAGATGGATTGCTGAGAAATTTGGCAACGAGGGTGTGAGGAATATCGTTGCCATGATCATCAAGATTGGTTCACTTGCGGCGGCATTTGTTCCGGTCATGTTTGCCGTAGGGTTGCTTGGTTGGGCAATCAAAGGTGGATTGTTCCCAATCATCAAGGGGTTGGGCCTGTTGTTCAAACTCGCCATGGGGCCGGTTGGGTTGATTGTGTTGGCCATCATCGGCATCCTCATGGCATTGAAGCGAGAAAATGAGAGCTTGTTTGATACCGTCAAGCGAGTGTGGGAGGGATTCAAGCAAGTCATCACAAATGTGTGGGAAAATGCCCTCAAGCCGTTCATCGAGGGATTCTGGAAAGGGTTCAAGAATGCAGTTGAGGTGGTTGGTGAAATCTTCATGGGATTGTGGAACATCATCGATGCCATCTTTGGGTGGATATGGGAAGGCTCAGATGATACAGCATCCGGCACCAAGTCAATTTGGGGTGAGTGGGGTGAAACATTGGGGTTGATCCTCGGTGGTGTGCTTTCTGCCATATCGGAAGTCATCAAACTGATTGGTGAGGCGCTGTTGATGCTCCGCAACGCTATTCATGATGCTCTGGCCTTCCTGGGAATAGTTGAAGAGCGCAGAGAGAAAAAGATTGCCACATTCAGTCTTACCAGGTGGGAGGATTATGGCCTGGAAATCATGGAAGCACCTGAGATGCGGCACCTTGTGTATTCTGGTGGAGCGTTGGTTGAAGGCATCACCAAAGGCCAAAAGAAACAGATTGCAGCGGCACTGGCACCACACCAAGAAGCGTTGGTGAAGTGGGTGGACACACTTGAGGCTGGGAGTGTGAAGGAAAGGCAGTGGAATGAGATCCTGAGTATGATCAATGCAGCCAAGAGGGAACAGGAAGCAGCCAAGCGCACCAAGAAAGCAGCGGCAGTCACAGCCGGCATCAGAATTGACGACAAACGCACGACCAACGTCAAGAGCACCCTGTGCGTTGATGGTCGAGAGGTTGGCACGGCATTGCAGCGCCACCAGGCGGAAATCAACGAACGCACAGCAGCCAAGACCACGCCATGGGTGCCCAGGACTGCGTGTGAATATGGTGCTGTGCCAACCACCCATGAGTCATTGGCATAGGAGTGATACATGGCTTGGTCGAATTTGAACAAATGGTGGCTTGCCAATGACGAGATTGGTGAGGAAATTGAAGGACAATTTCCAGCAGAAGATGTGAATCACGACATCAGCGCCACATACGCAGAATCCACGGCATTGAGTCGTCAAAATGCAATCCTTCACTTTGTTCATGGCAACAGTGAAACAGTATCATTCAGAGGATTGTTTTTTGCAGATGGTTCTACCGAGAATGTGTACAAAATCTTTGCAATGCTGAGAAGTTGGGCCAAGGTCAACCCGGACCTGGGTAGGCCACCAGTGTTGCAATTTTGGGTAGGTGATGCACATCTTGCGCTGCGCCAGTGTGTCATCGAAGGTATCAGCAACATTGAATATGGTGAGCCACGCAGCGATGGAAGTCTGCGTTCAGTGAGCTTCAGCATCCGTCTCAGAGAATATGTGGCGTGGTCGTTGGACGTTGAAAACAAGCCACCTCCAGAGACCAGATACCACACAGCACGCAGCCGTGACTACTATGAGATGTTGACCTTGCGGGAATATGGTGACGCGGATGTAGGGGACATCATACGCAAGCGCCATCCAGACAAGCCCAATATCCGGGTTGCAGATGTCATCAAGCTGCCTTCTACGGCAGCGCTACGCAAGGAGACAGTGGAACAAACGTCCATTGCGTTGAAGACAGCCTACAGACGGGCGGTGTCTCCGCAACGGACGTTGAGATTGCAGGTGTTTGATGCAAGGAACAGATCATACACATCGCATATCGTCTTGGAGCATTGATGGCAGAAGCACCAGACAACCTTGCTCCATTCTTTGTATTGGAGGTGGAGAATCAAGAGATCCAAGCCAACGTCACAGACTTTGTCCAAACTCTGGAGTATGAGAGTTCAGACGGCATGGCGGACATGGCAAAAGTGACATTCTCAAACCCGGATTTTATCTTGTCAACAACCAAGCTATTCCAGCCATACAACGAAATGTCCATCTGGATTGGCTGGGGAGCCAAGCTGCCCACATACATTGGCAGAGTCATTTTGGCCAGGCCAAGGATCTTGTTCCCACCGGGTGGAATGCCGACGTTGGAAGTCAAGGGGTACAGCAAGGATTGGGTGATGATGCGCACTGATCCTGCTGACAAGAAGCGCAGGGAGGAAGCAGCTGAAAAGGCACAAGGTTCTGGCAAGAAGGATTTGGCCAAAGCCATCAAGAAAATCAACTATGGAGATGCATCAGTCAGCGATGTGGTTGAGCAAATAGGGTTGGAAAACTTCATGCGCGTTGATGATGTCGATTCAGTTGATTTGCCTGAAATTGAGAATCTTGACAGGCCAGCCGATTTGTCAGATTATGATTTCATCAAATGTCTGTCAAATTTGACCGGATATTTGTTTTGGGTTGATTCAGACAAGCAGGGTCATTGGCAATTGCACTTCAAGGACCCGAACAAGCCGTTGGCACTTGAGCAAGAAAAGGTGTACACATTCAAATACAACGCTGGGGTTGCCACATCCTTGTTCTCATTTGAGCCTGAAATGTTGTTTCAGGACAAATACACAGAGATCAAGATCCAGGCATATGGCAACAGGAGTTCAGGCAAATATGGACAGTTGATGGAAGCGCAACTGTTTGTTGATGAAGACACCGGCCAGGATTCAATCCTGTTTGAAGGAACAGCCAAGGACAAGATCAAAACAGATCTGAAGAGTGCAGAGACAGTCCAATTGTTCATCGGGGAGTATTCATTCAAATTCATGGCAGGCACACACATCAACACGCCTGAAAAGCTCAAGGCATGGGCTGAATCATGGTTCAGGCGCAACAAAGAGAATTTCATCATTGCCAGGGGTAGAACAGTTGGAATTGAGAATTTGATGGCGAGGCAGGAACACTATATTGAAGGGCTTGGCCGTCCATGGGATGGCAAATACTACATGGACAGGGTGCGCCATGTCCTTGGGGGCAACGGATATCAGTGCGATTGGCACGGAAGGAAGGCACTTTCATAATGCCATCGTTGAGTGAAAAATTCATTGCCAAAGTTGTGGATAATCAAGATCCAGAACAACGTGGCAGAATCAAGGTCATTTGTCCAGACTTTCTGGGCAGCGATGAAACACCAATTTCATCGTGGATTGAGCCTGTGCATCATTGGGGATGGTTCACAATCCCTGATGTTGATGAGATGGTGGAGATTGAGATTGTGATGGCTTCCACCACAGATGAACACAGAGGGCAATCACGAATTTGGGATCCAGACATCAGGTGGAGGGGAAGGCGATTTTGGGGTGAGATTGATGAGGGGGATGAGGCAACCAGACCGGCACCCAGACCCATCCCAGAGGATTTCAAGACCAATTATGGCAAAAGGCGTGGCCTCATCACGCCTGCTGGCCATGTGTTATTGTTTGATGATACCGAAGGTGATGAAAGTGTGCGGTTGAGTTGGGCACAACCGACTGGCGAGGATTCTGTTGACTATGCCTTTGTCGCATTTGACAAAGATGGGTCGATTGTGCTGGCAAACAAGAAAGGCTCCACCATTTACATGGATGCCAAGAATGGGGCTGTGAGCATCATTGATGAACATGGTAACACCCATTCAACCGATGCTGAAGGCACCAAGGTAATTGACAAATTTGGAAATATGATCACCATGGCTGATGGCGTGATCAATATTCTCAGCCAAGGTGGTGTGAACATATCTGCGGCCAACAACGTGGATGTAACGTGTGACAAAGCAAACATCAATGCGGCATCAGAAGTCAATCTGGGAGATGGAGCGGACACACCTGTGTTGAGAGGGAATGACACCAAGAGTGAGTATGATGCACACATACACCCGACTGGCACGGGACCAAGCGGGACAACAACGCCATTGTCACCGGCAACATTGAGCACCAAGGTGAACACAGAGTGAGGCGGGATGAATGAGCAAGTGCACACTTCCACCTTTGCCACCCCTGGCATTGCCAATACCAATCCCAGGGATACCACCGATCCCGGCATTGCCAAGTCTGCCAGAGTTGCCGCTGATGTTGCCGGGGATGCCCTTGCCTCCGTTGCCTCCGTTGAGCCTGCCCATACCTATCCCTGGCATCCCACCGATCCCGGCACTACCGGCATTGCCCGCACTCCCCGTGATGCTTCCCGGCATGCCGCTGCCTCCGTTGCCGCCATTATCGTTGCCAATCCCAATTCCGGACATCCTGCCAATTCCGGCATTGCCTGCTTTGCCGTTGATGTTCCTGTGCCCGTTGGATTGAGGTGTTGAATGAGAATTGAAGCGCAATTGGCTACCAATTTACAGGCACTGGTTTTGTATGACAATGAGCCAGATGCAATTGATGCTTGGGCAGGTGCATTTGCCGAATATTTCAAGAATGCTGTGACTGGCATGGTGTTGAATGTACCAATCCTGGCTGATGCTATTGATGGACTGGCCAAGCCTGCTATGGTTGGTGGGATGGTGGGTTTGTCAACGTTGGGTGCACAAGCAATCCAGAACGGGATTTCATTGTTTTGGGCACAAATGATTGCATCACCTCCGTTGTTCTTTCCAGCAGCAACATTGATTGTGATGGCACCAGGCGTCACAGGCATAGAAGCAGCACTTCAACCAATATTTGATTTGAACAAAAATGAAGAAGCAGACAAGAATACAGCGATGCAGAGGATTGCGCAAGTGATTCATGCGCAGAATGCCGGGGGAACAGCTACATTCCCAGGTGTTCCAAATCCTATTGTTGAGACAATTTTGTAGCGGATGATGTTTTGAGCTATACTATGGGACCAATATGGCAACAGGTTTGAAGATACCCGTTGGTGTTGATGCAAGTGGCGGCACTGCCATGGTGTCCGGTGAAGCCAATGATGACAAAACGATCTATGCCGCTTTGTCGGATTGTGAAAATGAGCATGCGTACCAACAGGATTTGGGGCTTGGCAACTTCATGGTATTTTGGAACAACAATTCAAAAGTCAAAGCCAAAATCCTGCGAAAACTCATAACAATCTTTGGCATTTTTGAGGCTGACAAACGATACAGACTCAAAGAAGAAAGCATCCAATGGAGCAAATCTGAAGGCGATTTGGTACTGGAGTTTGAGTACATCAACTTGGAGACTGAAGAAGTCAAGTCATTCCAGCGAGTATACAGCCAGACCACAGGTGCTGAAGAGATTTAGGAGATGACCAGTGGCAACCACAATTGACATACCAGATTTTGACTTCAGCGGATTCTACTATGGGCAAATCCTGGACAAGTTGATTGACTACAAGCGCAGGAATGTGCCTGAACACACCGATGAAAGTTCATACGATCCGTTGATGCAAATGATCAGGATGATGGCGCTGGTTGGCCATCTCAACAATACGTTGATTGACCTGATTGCCAATGAGTCTACTCTGCCCACCGCCAAACTGGCGGAGTCTGTGCGCAACAAGCTGCGGCTGATTGCATACGAGATGAGCCCAGCATCACCTGCACAGGCCGATGTCATCTTTGAATTGTCCAAAGTATTCAATGCCTCATACGAGATCATCCCAGAGAGGGCGCAAGTTGCCACCAAGCGTCAGGGTGATGTGGCGGCTGTGTACTTTGAGAGATTGGCAGCAATCACCATCCAACGCACAGATCAACTTGGACACGTCATTGCCAAGGAAGGCTCCACATACACAGACTTCACGACGGAGGCCAACAGCCAAGCCACACCAGCTGATGACTTCACACCATGGGCAACCCCTGTGGCTGGTGACATGTTGTACTTTGGACACCCGCACATCATGTGGAACAAGTTGGGCCTTTGGTTCACGACGGTTGCTGCAAATATCACGGGTGCTTGGGAATACTACGATGGCAATTGGCAAAGAACAGCACCGACAGAGGTGCAACTGTATGGCGGTGGTGGCCAATTGCTCTTTGATCTTACTAGCCTGCTGGGATCCACCAACCGGGCGGGTTTGACAGTCCGTGTCCACTACAACGAGACTGGCGCATATGAAGAATTGACCAGCCTTTGGGATGGTTCCAAAAACTATGTCATAACCAGTGGATTGTTGGGTCAGACCAGCCCCAAATACAACGTGGGGGGAGGTTCACCGACATCAAATGCACAGGAATATTACTCTGTTGGTTCGGCATGGGTTGAAATCCCTGACCTCACGGATGGAACATCGCAATTGACTGCCGATGGCGATGTGGAATTCACATTGCCACAGACATTGACCGAGAATTGGCGCAAGACCACGGTTGATGGCAATTTGGCATATTGGATCAGGTATCGCATCGTTGAAGTGGCTGGGCCAACTGCACCTGTGCTTCAATATGGCAGAATTGACCAAGGCAAGCAATACGTCATTGCCCAGACAATTCAAGGACGGACATTCGAGGAAAATCCACTTGGTTCATCTGATGGAACGGCCAGCCAAGAGTTTGAAGCTGCCAAGGAATATCACATCAACAACAGCGATGAGTTGGCCGTTGAAGATGAGGCGTGGACAAGGGTGGACAATTTCTTGTCAAGTAAATCCACTGACAAGCATTACAGGGTGGAACTGGGCGAGAATGACAGAGCATCCTACATCTTTGGTGATGGCGTGACAGGCAGGATTCCACCAGTTGGAGTCGGGAATGTTGCTGTGTTGTATCGGTATGGTGGCGAGAATGATGGCAACGTTGGCTCCAACACAATCGTCAGCGACAAAACTGGTTTGACATATGTCAACAAGCTGTACAATCCCAGACCGGCATCAGGTTGGGAACAGGCACAGGGCGCAACTGAGGAAAGCCTGGAACAAGCCAAGATTGCTGGGCCTGCTTCGCTGAGAACTATACAAGTTGCACTGGGACCTAATGATGTTGAGCAATTGGCACAGGAATTTGAGGATGATGATGGTTCAAGCCCATATAGCAGAGCCAAGGCCATCGAGGAAGGATTTGGACCAAAGACCATCGAATTGGTTGTTGTGGCAAAAGGCGGTGCGCCTGCCAGCAGCGAGCAATTGGATGATCTGAATGAATATTTCAACGGGAATCCATACACACATCCGCCTATCATCAAACACGTGGTGGCTAATCAAGAAGTCACAGCGGTGAATTACACGCCAAAAATCATTGACATCGAGGCCACTGTGTATGGGGATGTGACGCAAGAAGTCATAGAAAACAGACTTCAGCAAATACTGCAAGCAGAAGCGTTGAAGGATGATGGCGTGTCATGGGAGTGGGAATTTGGCGGGGAGGTGCCTATGTCACGTATCAACCATGAAATCTTTGAAGCCAGTGATAACATTACAAGAGTGGATCTCACAACGCCTGCAAGTGATACTCCGTTGCAAACAAGGGAATTGCCTGTTTTGGGAACAGTCGTTTTGACGATTGTCGAGCCGTAGGAGAGTGTACAATGGCATACAAAGGAAATCATTACACAGTAGCATCCGCACAGCACCTGCTTGAGACAATCAAGGACTTCTTGGTTGCGTGCGGATGGTCAACCATCGGGCCAAGTGCTGATTTGGCAGCGAGACAAGCCCAGGATGATGAGCATGCACACATCTTGGGCTGGTTCTTGCACAGCGATGGGGAGGATGGCCAACAGGACATCCACATGCACATGAGCACCAACAAAGGTCACCAAACCCGTACCATTGGGTGTGATTTTACATACCTGAATGGTGATCATCTTGATGTCGGTGCAACATCCTTTGCTGTCGATGATGCCAGCCTATTTGTTGATGGCGGCATCATCAAAATCGGCAATGAGTTGATTGCAATCGGTGTTGTGGACACAGGCGGTGACAACCTGAATGGTTGCACCAGAGGGTATGGTGGCACCACACCGGAAGCACACTATGATGATGATGTTGTGCTGGAACTGACGTGGGGCGGCCAAGATGCTAATGAGGACACATGCGCCAGACCTTGCATCGAGTTGTTTGCTTTCCGTGATCTGGACAATGAACTCGCAGCAAGTGACGCTGCTTCAACGTTGGGTGATGACGCATCGGTTGGGAATATCTCTGGCCTAGATGGTTATGAGGAAGACAAATTCAACTATCATGCGCTCATCAAAGTGGCACAAGTGGGCCATGCCGATGAAGGCAAGATGCGTTGGATCAACAACTCAACGAATGGTGGTGCCTACAGCTATCAGAAATTCAAGACGCCTCCGGGTTCAGTCAACTCAGGCGATGTGCACGTGCTATCTGGTGGATTTTTTCCACCCGCAACCCGTCGTGCACCTACGCCTGGGACTAATCACTCATTGTTCTTTGGCATCCCGTACAATTTCCCTGGAACTTTCTCCACGCCTTGCAACGTGTGGTTGTACGGCAACAAGGATGGATTCCTGATTGTGTATCTGCGTGGTTCCACATACTATGGATACTATTGGGGAAATTACATCCCCATTTCCAGCCCACTTACAACCAACATCAAGGTCGGCAATGATGCATCAGCTGGTGCATATTCCATCGTTGTGGATGATCCGTATCAATTCACCGATGGGGCTGTATATCGGCTGGTTGGCCAAAGTGTCCAAGACTGGATTGACAACTATGATCGCAGCGCTGACACGTTCATGGGAGCATCCCCGAATGACTGGGATGACCTTGATCCAGAGGAACTGAACACAGAATTGATCAAGGTTGCACCGGGAGGCGTGAACCTGGGTACTGGAGAAATCACACTCACAGATCCGCTCATCTACTCATACAAGGCTGGTGCAGTTGTCGGGGAAGATCCCAGGCCATTCTGTAGGCCAACGGTAGGAGATGCGCAAAACACAGCCTTTGCATTCCAATTCAGGCCGGTGGACAATTCCAATACTAGCGGTGATCAACCTACCACTTGCACACCATTCAGGGCTGTGCCTTACGCTGAAAGCAGAATCACCAATCCCACGCACCGCCAGCATGGCAGATGCTATGTCAATGTTTCATCCGGCAATCCGTGGGATATGTACAATGCCCAGGGTGAATCATACTATGGAAATGGTTGTTGGACCAGGCTTGTTCCTTGTCGGCATGATTACATTCTGGATGAGAATTGGAACCGTGTCAATCAGCAGTTGCCGCTGGTTCCATTCATGGTTGAAGCAGGATATGAAAGCGGTGGCAGCGATGCATACACCGGTGGACTTTACAACAGTTGGCATCGCGCTTGGGGTGTGATTCCGCTGATTCGTCGTATGTGGACTTCATTGGGTGCGGCGCAAGAAGACACCGTGAAGGCCATATGGAATGGCAAGTATGAAACCTTCAGGGTATTCAGCATCACATACGCCAATTGGTGTGCAGTTGGCCCTGAGCTTTGGCCGTAGCAAAGGGGTGACAAATTGTCGCTGGGTTTTCTTCCAGGCAGATGGTGGTGGGAATTCAACGGATCAGATGCTGCATTGCGTTTGTTAGGCACAGATGCTGACGCAGCATTGTTTGATCCACAATCCAACAACAATGATTTCACCATTGCCGGAAGATTCATGCCTGATTCAGACAGCGGTGATGAAAGCATCATGTGCAAGTGGGATGTAAGTCCAAATAAGTGCTGGATGGTAAGGCGGCAAAATCAAGACTTGCATTTATTGGTGAGTGACGATGGCAGCAACACAACCCAGCTTGCTTTGACAAGTGCTCTAAATGCTGATGAAGACATTGTGTTTTGTGGCAGATATGAATATGACTCTGCTGGCGCTGTCAACGACATGTGGTTGGATGCCACAGGACAGTCGGAGGTATCCACAGCAGTTGCACGTGGGCCGGTGAATTCAACCACCAGCGCTGATGTGCAAATTGCTGATTGTGATGCAGGCACCGGCAAGCTCACAGGCCGTGAGTATTGGTTGGCATTCTATAACAGGAAGTTGACCGATGCAGAAAAGGATGGCCTGTTGGATGGAACTATCAAACCGCAGCAGTTGCTTGAGCCTGGTGATTTTTACATTGATTTCCACGCAGAAGTGGGGGCAACGCTTGATTCTGATTTCCCTGTTGTCAGTCCCGTTGAATTCACTGTTGAAGGAACGCCTGTGCAGGGCGGTGTGTCGTGGTACACCGGGCCGCATCGCATGCATTTCAAGCCATCAGAGAGACACCGGTGGCGATTTGATGGATCTGGTGATGCGCTGAGACTCGCTGGTTCAAGTGCCGGTTTGTTTGATCCGCAATCCAATGCCAATGATTTTACCGTTGCTGGTGTTATCAGTCCTTCTGTTGCGTCTGGCGACAAAGGTGTTTTTTGCAAACGCAATCAGAGCAACGCCAGTTGGTGGCTTTATATGAACAGCGGTTATCTGCGATTGAGGGTGTCGCAAAGTGGTTCACCAGGCTCATATTCGGATGTTTGGGCAAATATTAGCACTGGCAATCGCAGATTTGTTGGCAGGTACAAATATTCAGGCTCACCTGGAACCAGCAGCGATTTGTGGCTTGACACAGAATCATGGTATGGGCAATTTGAAAGAACGCGTGATTACAACGGAAGTGCATATGGGCCCATATATTCGTCATCTGGAATTGACGTTCAGATTGGCGATTTTGATGATTCAGCAGATCGTTGGTTCAACGGACTTTTCTATTGGTTGGCATATTGGAACAGAAAGTTGACCGATGTTGAAACAGAAATGCTTGTGAATGGCAGCGTGGAGCCCAGGGACTTGAACCCTGATTATTATGAAGAATTCAATGACACACCGGATGGCACGCAATCATCTGAAATCCCTGATTCTCCATCGTTGGATTTCACAGTGGAAGGCAACCCAACGCTTGAAGACCTTGGCACGTGGCCAGATCCCAAACCAACTGTGACATCAATGGACGAATACTTGGATGACCTCATTGCCGTCTCAGATCATCGCAGGGGTGAACCACCGCTGGCAGACCCGGATGATGATTACTGGCACATCGAGGAAGCAAGCGGCACAGATGGTGATGGTCTGGCGTTGACAGATGCTGATGGAGGGGATGAGTTTGCGCAAAGCAGCGTACCATTCTCATGGTGTGCTTTGATCAGATTCCCAAATGGTGTAAATGGATACAGACACCTTTGCTGTAAATGGGACAATACCGGGCCAGCATACTGTTTTGATTGCCAAATAGTGGGTGTGAATGGGGCATTCAGACCAATCATTTGGACACCCACAGAAAATGGATTTTACATCACCAATATGTTCCCGGCATGGAACACGCCGAATGATTCGGTGTATTTGTGCTGTCATACGTGGGAACCAAATGTGTCACGTGGGTATGTGTGCCGGCCATCTGGCGAGGGGGCAACTGGCACAGGCAGCATAGCCAGCGGAGCGCCACAGGCAACAACGGCAGCACTTGGCATAGGTGCTTCAGTAGTTGGCGGTGGCATTGACATTGGTGACATCTTCTGGTGGGCGTGGTGGAATGGAACGCCTGTCAAGGATCAAGCATTCTTTGAGGCGCTGTACAATAAAGAAATAGATCCGGTTGATACCAACCCAAAGGCATATGTCGATTTCCATAAAAGGGTGGTTATTGGCGGGAAGTATCTATCAGAGATTGGCAACTTCAATTTTGACGTGTTGAACACGCCTGTGCATTATGGCGCTGGAAATCCTACGGTGGGACCGATAAGCAAAGGCATTGAATGGCCAGCATTGCATGCACACGCGGCAACTTATGTGCCAATTGATCGTCCAAGACCTACAGCCCAATACAAGGGTTTGGTTAGGCACCAACCAGGGGACACAGAACGCAAGGATGGTGGAGCAATACTCATGCCGGGTGATGCTGGATACTTGGCAACCTTACATGGTGCCGGGGTGTTCAATCCGATTGACAGACCAAGATCCACAGCCCAGCACAAGGGCTTGGTTGCAATAGCAAGATACAAGAGGAAGAAAGCATGACGGACAGAGGGCCAGTTGGAGGTTTTGAGTTTGAGTCTGGTGGTCAATATGGTAGGCCACAGATAGTACAGGCTCAAGCCATCGACGGCACCACTGTGCGTGTTCAGTTTGACCAAAAAATGAAGCACACCAATCCAGCAGACGGAGATGATGTGCTCAACCCCAGCAACTATGCCTTTGTGGTCACCGGAGGTGTACCGGTTGCTGCTAGCAGTGTTGCGTTGCACCAATCCATACCGACGTTTGTGGACATCACGCTCAACAATGAGATGACATCCGGGTCATCCATCCAACTTACAGTGTCCAACGTCATTTCTGCTTTGGGTCAAATCATCGATCCATCATACGACACATACACATTCACAGGCTTTGGCTACAAACCACAGGTCCAGGATGCGACTGCGATTGATGGCGTGATCATCGAAATGACATTCAACGAGGCAATGAGCACGACCGGATTGACTACACCTAGCAATTACACAATATTGACAGGCGTGAATCCGCCACTCACAGTTATTTCTGTGGACATCATATCATCCACCGTGGTGCGTGTGTGGATAGATACTCCAATGGTGGTTGGTGGCAATTACACCATAGTGGTTGCCAACGTTACTGATTTGTCTGACAACCCCATTGATGATCCGCCAAATGACAGGGATGATTTTGTTGGAGTCGATGTCCAAACGAAATTGGACAGCGCTGAACCGGTGTCAGACACGAAAATCAGATTGAATTTCAGCAAACCGATGCTCAACAACGCTGAATTGCGGGACATATCAAATTACATCTTGACACCTGTGGACCCTGAGACCGCACCATTGTATTTTTCACAGATACTCATCCCAGGCGACACATATCCAGAATATGTGGAAATCCCTTGTTCAGAAATGACCAACGGAAAAACATACAATTGCGAAGTGTCAATCACCCTTGAAGATCGATGGGGGAATCATATTAGCCCATCGTTCAATGATGATGATTTCACGGGGCAAGGCACACCACCGGTCATTTCAAGAGTTGTTTCAACGGGTGAGAATCGGGCTGTGGTGTATTTCAATGAGGACATGAGAGACAACGCAGACATCAGGAACCCAGCAAATTATGCATTTGACCAAGGGTTGGCTGTGTTGAGCGTTTTGGATGTGAGTGGTGAGAGAGTGGAGTTGGTAACCAGTGACCAGACGCCTGGCGTGATGTACACGCTTCAGGTGACGCCATAGGAATCTGTGATGGCGATAAGTGATGTTGCATACAATCCGCTGGCAGGTGTGGCAACTGGCTACATGCTAGGCTACGTTGAGCCACCAGAATCTGCCGAGGAATTGCAGCTGGAGATGTATGACTTCATCATCTGGCCTATACGCGAAAAGGACCAGATTGAAGGCAAGCTGTTCCTGAAGCGGTTTTTGGAAGGTCCGCAGCAAGAATGGCGTGACACACAAGCACGCATTTTTGCTATCAAGGATTTGTGGTCTGTCACAAAATGTCCTGATGAATTCTTGAAGTATCTGAAGAACATAGTGGGATGGACAGCAGAGCTTGAACACATCACAAAAGAGTTGGATGATGCCACGTTGAGAAGGCTCATCAGCGCCAGTGTCCCACTTTGGAAAACCAGGAGCACCAGAGACTCAATTGCCAATGTATTGAGTTTGGTCACCGGGGAGAGGTTGCGTGTCTGGAATTGGTTTGACTTCAGGTGGGTGCTGGATGAGACTGAATTCAGCGAGGAACATCAGGGGCGTGATCCGTGGATCATCGACTTGCCAGGTTCAGGTGAAGAATATTGGATGAATGTGCGCATCGTTGATCCTGGGACATTCCAGCGACAATTGGTCAAGGATGTGCTCAATCTGATGCGTCCAACTGGTGAGAGGTTTGAAATCACATACTTGGACTTCTTGGATTTGTTCAAGGTTGACGGGGATGCCAGCCAGTGGGACATCCTCTTGGGAGGCAATGCGCCGACAGTCACCGGAGGTATGGCAAGATTTACAGATGACACATCAGATGAAGGCGCTATTGTGAATGTGGAAGGCTCTGACGATTGGGAAAATTATGTGGTCAGCGCTAGATTGCGTGGAAGTAAATCAACATTTGGCCTTGTTGGTTATGGCATAGCATTGTATGTTGACGTTGATGCCTTGGATGGATTTGGTGTATTGCTGAG